GTCTACTGTAAGTACGAGATAGCTCTACTCCATCTTCCTTAACCACTGTTGCTTTTCTAACTTGAACCATCTTGTGGATACCAACTATCTCTATTTTGTCTATTACTATCTCTTTTGTTAATGCCATTTTGTTTTCCTTTTAATTTTGTGTCCGACCTAAGAATCCACTTAGGTTATTTAAACATTGTATGTTGATGAGAATATCAGACTTGCTCCGTTCGTTAGTTCTGCATCATTAAAATTTACATTACCTGCTGTACTATTCCAAATCATTATAGTTACTTTTGTTGTAGTAGGTCCAATATACCCCGACAATACCTCTCCTGCCGTTATTGCTAAAGAAGCGGCGTATCCGAACACAACAGAACCGTACACCCCCACATCACCATTTGCTGCAAATGGTAGCCCAGTAATACGCACATTACCATCTAATGTGCCTTGTAAACCAACAGTTATCATTCCTCTTATAGTCACTTCTCTACCTATCTTCTCATATCTACCTACTTGGTAGATATATGTTGTATCACCTGCTGCAGCACTACCCTCTAATGCTGGAGTCCAAGTACCTTCCTCATAATCATCTAAGGTATTAGCTGCTGCTGTGTCTGCACCAAACAAGATACCTGTTGCCGCACTTATAGTACTAGCCGAGAATGCCTGAGTTGCTGAGCCAGCTAGGAGGGCTTTTAAAGCTAAACTATTATCACTCTCAGTCTTTGTGTATGTAGTGGCTTGGTCTGCTTTTAGCCCGATAGCTGTATCTTGTGCAGCATCTATTATATCTTGTGACTCAGCTGTTCTTAGCTCAGTCTTTGTGTATGTAGTGGCTTGGTCTGCTTTTAGCCCGATAGCTGTATCTTGTGCAGCATCTATTATATCTTGTGACTCAGCTGTTCTTAGTGTTGTTGTTGGCATTAATTATCCTTATGGTGTTACGATAGTTATAGAACCATCTGCATTGAATGTTACACTTGTTACTACTGTTACATCTATTTTAGCTAAAGCTACCTCACTAGCTGCTGCATTCTGTTCACTTACTAATGCTGCTGCTGCACTTGTACTAGCGTTACCAGCTTGAGTAGTTGCTGTAAGAGCATCTGCAGCTGTATCAATAGTGTCTTGATTAGTAGCCACTAGATCTAGTCCAGTTTGTACTCTGTCAGCTGCTGTGTCTATTGTATCTTGGTTAGTAGCAATTAGATCACTTGATGTAGCTGAGGCATCTGCTGCTGTACTTACTGCATCTGCAGCTGATTGTATACTCCAGTGCATTGCTGATCTAGTGCCTACTCCATCTACATCTACATTCTCTAAAGCAGAGGACCATGCTGTAGCTAATACCACATCTGCATTAGTTAGTGTAACATTATCCCCAGTAGTTATGACATCCAGACCAGTAAGCCTTACATCCTCATGTGTTAATAGTACATCCGCATTAGTAGCACCTACATCTGCTGTAGTTGCTATTGCATCTAGTGCTGTCTGTGTAGAGTCAGCTTGAGTTATTACTACATCTGCATTTGTAGTTATCACATCATCATGTGTCAGTACTACGTCTGCATTAGTCAATACCAGATTAGCTGCTGTAGATCCTTGAGCATTATTTATTTCTACTGCTACTGTATTTATCTTTTCAACAAATGTCATTAGTTACTCCTATAGTTCCTAGATACTCATCTAGTGAGTCAAATGCTGTATTATAACTTAATCCTGCATCTTTTAGTGTACATTGTTCTATGAAACTATCAAACTCTGTACGTATTCTATCTGGATATTCTATTACTTTCATATCATCTCTCATATTGAGTAATCTATATATTGACTTATCAAAAGACTTAGTAGCATCATAGTCACTAGAGCTACTACCATCTGTACATACGTGAGCTGGTATATGGGTAGTGACACTACTCGATACTGGACTACTATCTATTACTAAGCCCATGTACCACTCCACAGTCTAGTATTAGGTATTTCCATCTCATCTTTATTAATATCAAATGTACCAGTAATATTCATCTCATTAGCTTTACCTAAATGATACTTCTCATTAGCTTCATCACTTAGCATTGAGAAACAGTTAGCAGCTATACAAGCTTTAGCTAATCTATACATCTCCATACTCATCTCTACTTGAGTTATTGGGAGGGTTGGGTAGAAGAAGTATCTTATTACTACAGTCTTATCTAGTGTATCTGGTGCATTACCCTTTACATGCATTATCACATGGTTATTAGCTGTCATTTCTACTGTGAAGTAGTTTAGATCACACTCTATCTTATATAGACTATGAGGTTCTTCTTGTGTAACTATCTCTACTTCAGTTAACCCATCCCCACCTTCAGCAACTGGTGTAGTATTTTGTGTTAGATCATATGTTTCTTCTGTATAGAATATCTGATGGATATCTTGAGCTAATGCAAGACCTTCTTCTACTCTATTATCTATCCATGTATCTGCATAAAGAGTTGTATCCTCTAGTCTACCATCTACACTTCTAGCATATGTTCTAAGTTTATCAATAGTATATATCATATAGAACTCCTAAATTATTATCTAATTATATCAGAATATAGTGGAATTCTTCACCTCTTCTTCAAATTCTATTTCTTCCCATACTCCATCATTATTCTCATATGTAGTTTCTTCACTAGGTTTCCACACCTGTAGTGCAGAGAGCATGCTTATAGTATCTATACAGTTATGAGATATAAGACCACTACCTAGTAGGTAGTTATGGTAAGTATCTATTTCAAAAGTATATGTTGGTAGATATCCTATACTCTTTACACTAGTCACTTTTACTAATTCTAGTCCTTCTTCTATCTTGTTCCATTCTATTTTTCCTAACTCTCTTGCATTTGGTTCCACAGACATGTTCTCTTGTAGTACCTTCAAACGTAGCTCCACATTCTGAGCATTCTTTAGATGTTGTTGATTTGTAGGCACTAGTCTTTGAAAGTCTGGCACACTCTGTAGAGCATAGAGACTGGTTCCTAGTAGCCTGCTTAAAGGAAGTAGAACATATTCTACACACTTTAGTTGTAACTGAGTTAGTACGGTGCCACCCATCTCTACAGGTATCTGAACAGAATCTAGTGTCAAGTCTTCCTCTCTTATCTTTTGTGAATTCTTTTTCACAGTGTTCACATACCCTTTCTTGTATTTGTGTGCGTCTTCTTTTAGCCTTCCCAATGTATAACCCTGCTTTACCGAGCATAGCAAGTCTTTGTACTTCTTCATTATTATCCTGTACATACTCTCCGAGTGCCCTGCCGTTAGCTCTTCTATCTTCTGTATGCTCTGCACAGTGCTGAGCTGTTGTGAGTAGGATGAGATTAGAGAGTTCATTATTCTCTTTATCGTGGTCTCTATGATGTACTTCAAACCCTTCTGGAATCTTCCCATAAGTTTCTTCATACTTGAACTGATGTAACCAGTTCTTTCTACTTCCATCTGCAACTCTAGTTGTTGCTTGGTAGTATCCGTTAGACTTTCTTGTCCATTTAAAGTTTCCATATTCCATGTAGTATCCTTGATTATAGTTTTATTTAGTAATCCTCCTATATGAACATATCCCTCTGTAGTTAGTATAGGATGAGTGAATGTTCCATCTATACTAGTACCATCAGAAAGTATAGCTCTATATACTTGCTTTACTCCTGTAATTCTATACTCTTTTACCTTAGAGACTACTGAACCTCGTGCTGAGTATGATACCACCTCATCTCCATCCACCAATTCTCCCATGTTTATAGTCCCTTTAGGTGTGGCTACTTTAGTGTAGAAGGGGTGACAGTCATCATGCTTGCTCTTGAATCCCGAGCCTGAAGCATTCCTTAACTCATCCATCATTTCTTGCATCATTAGGTCCTTCTCCATACCTTTAGGAAACCATATTTTCTTACTCTTAAACAGTGGCAATACAGTATTGAATCTTACCATCTTATTAGTATTAGGTCTCAACCCTGCTTCACCTCTATTATTCTCACTAGCTAGATTAAAGAAGATATTCTTACGTAACATCTCAGCTTGTATCCATGCTATGAATCCACCTTGCTGACCAGTTACTTCTATACCTACACTTTGAGGCTTATACATTTGAGCAAACCTAAACAGATCGTCCAGTGTTTTATCCATGAGCTGTCTCTTACAGACACCATCTACCCATAACCAGTCACCATTATTATTATATGCCCATACAGATATCACACTATAGTCAGCACTTGTCTTCTCACTAGTTGCAAAGTCAGTAGTTATATAGAAGTTATATCTACCCTTATTAGCTAGTACAGTTATTCTATCATATGGAACTATATCACTATCCTGAACTAGTCTATCTTCATCTGATATGATCCTCAGCATTAGCTCTTGATTGAATGCTGCTATCTCCCCATTACCTAATAGCTTCTCATACTCATTCTTCACAAAGTCATACCCGAATCTATCCTCCCAGGCTCCTCTGAACTCTTCTCTAGCACAAGGGAACTTTTCACATATAGGATATACCCTAACATTCCAGCTTACACTACCAGCTGCATCATACAGTGGATCTTTCTTATTAAATGGAGTACCTGTCCAATTTATCTTTCTTTTCTTAGGATGCATAGCTTGTCTAGCTGCTTTATATATAATATTCTTGATATCTTTAGTAATAGTAGCAGACTCAGCATTCTTATCTGACATCAAGTCATCAAAGCCACACCATGTAGGTCTTTGACCATACTCTTTAAATCCCCTTACACCAGTACTAGCTCCAAACCCTCTTACACAGAAAGACTTACCATCTAGATTCTGAAACTCCCATCTTACATCTGTAAACTTAGTATATGGTATATATTTCTGTAGGAACTCACTCTTCTCCCATCTAAACTGTAGATTCTGTCTCATACTCTTTACACCATTATCTATAGTATCAGATATATACATAGCTACATTTACTTCACCAAACTTAGGTATCTTTCCATACACAGCTAGGTATAAATACATATACTCATGCAGAGCAGTTGTCTTAGCACTACCACGAAAGCTTACAAACAGATTCTCATCATGATTTACTACTTGATCTATCATATCTAGGTGGATTATAGGACTCTTATTCTCCTCACCTTCTGTACCATTAACTAACTTAATGAATGTTATGAACTCTAGTGCAAACTTACTAGGTGTGTAGTCTGTATTCATATCAGCATAGCTTACATCATTGACTAAATCCTCTAGTTCTCTCTTCATTTCACCTACAGCCACTATTTCTCCCTATTACTAGAAGGTACAATAGCTATAGATACATATGGTTTAGTTACTTCTACATCTATATTATCCCATCCACCATTACAGTCTATATACGTTATTACTTGATCTTTATCATCTATCTTATCTAATCTAGTTATCAGCTCTTGTACAGTCATTATTCTACCTCATCAGTATCACAGTATTTTTCCCAGTCTTTTGGGCCTTTACTACGTGTAACTTTAGGAGAAACACTCTTACCCCTATTACTACTATATCTAGTGCCCTTCTGTCCTGGAAGCTTAATCCATTTGTCTTTACTTGTCATTATACTTCTCCCTACCTTCTATACGTATAGAACATTTACTAATACATAAGTTCATCCATGTCATTTTATCTCTAGTATTAACTAAACCACTCATAGTGAATGCTCTTGGTTCACACTTACCTACTTTAGTCCCATTTATTGCTTCAGGATAGGTAAGAACTCTAGTTGAGCTATTAAACCCTGGGTAGTCTGAAAACTCTATAGTAAGCATTATTCTACCTCAGCTTCTATTACTTCATTTACTACTTTACTTTCAGCTATATACTTTACAGCCACACCTGCATCTATACTTTGCATTTGAGCTATCACTAATGATTCAGTAGCCTTACGGAGCTCATCTATGGCACTCACATCACTAGTTACTTCTATACTCAGTTCATTCTTCTCTGCAGGTTTTAACTCTCTAATAAGTGTCTCTGCTGCCTTCTGCTGAACTGCTGGGCTTACATTCCTATCATTCATCAACTTCATACTCTTATCTAAAGCAGCCATTAGCATATGTCTATGACTTAGATTTACAGGTATTGTAGCTACTCTTCTTATCTCATTAACCAGTCCACTAGCATTGAACCTACTAGCTTCTCCACCCATCTGAGCTTTACTCTCATTCCTCTTATGTCTAGCAGCTAATCTATCAGGGAATACTTTTACATATGCATCTACAGCACTATGTTCAGCTTCTATTAGACTAAAGAACTTTAATGCATTCATATACTTAGGAGTACTCCACACATTGTTCTTATCTAATACATTGAAGTAACTAACATATTGCTCTACAAACTGTTCACCATAGTCTACATCTTCAGTCAACTTATTCAACTCATCCACAGTATCTTGACTAATCAGATTACCCTTCTTTCGTCCCAGCGTATCTCTAAGTACTCCTAACTCTAAAGCCATTATACTTTCTCCTCTATATCTAATCTATCTAATACAGCTTGATCCATCACAAACTCTCTTTTTCTAGGATGTAATAACTTCCCTAGACTCTTATAGATATAATCTTTTATATGTTTAATATCTATAGCAGTATAATCATCACCATCTTCTTGGTATACAACACATTTAGTAGGTCTTTGGTTATTACGCTTTAGACCTTTAATACTACAAGGAAGTACTAGGTCTTTAGTATAACCATCATCAAATATAATTTTAGCTTTTATCATTACTTACTTCTCCTTGTATTCCAACATTTACAGAAATATTCACTTGGAATAGCATCTATAGTAACAGGACTCCATATATGTCTACACATTAGACCTTTAAACCATTTACGCATACTACTTCTCCTTCTTTACATTATTTCTAACTACTTTGTTATACCATAATGCCTCTATATCAGTAGCATCTTCATCCATAGCTTCTATACTATTCAATCTAGTATTAGGATGTACCTCTATGGATGTTCTTAGACTAATAGTCATATCATTAAACCTAGCATCACTACTATGTACTTTAGCACTGTAATTATCCATCATCTATCTCCACTTTAAGTATATATACTGAAAGTATACCATACATATGTTATTATTGTTACCTAAATATACCATATCACCTAATATTCTACATATTTACTAATTCTTTTCTATATTATACAAAGTTGGTACGATATTTGCATATTGACATATCTACCAGATTCTAGTAATATATAGAATATATAAGTTACTTGCCTATGCATGGAGATCAATTCCCATCTCTAGCCCTACGCAGTAGAGTCAGGTATTATCCAACCACATCTAACATTCACATAAAGTATTTACACCTAAACACTTACAGCAACTATATAATAGTTAACATTCCCTACTATATAGTTACTATAAACATTTACTACTCATCAGTATCCATAACTATAGCTTCTATACCCCAATGCATACCAATACCTACAACCATTACACTCAAAACTAACCTATTAACTTCATCATTAGTTAACATATCTATATCCATAACTTCATCCACCTCATCTATATACTCATCTAGTTCAATTCCCATATCTAAATCCCTATAGTATATTTTAAAATATTATATACAATTATTCCAATTACTACTATACAGTTAATTACAATACCCCTTTAAGTCTAGTACCTTAGTTAAGACTGCTTTAAGAGTTGCAGTACAGAATTTTGAAATATTAGTGTAGAGTTAGGTTCAGTTACCATTAAGAAATCCCTAGGGAAATTTTAAAATATTAGTGTAGGTTCAGT